TGCTGGTGTGCGTTTCTTGGACAACGTATTAACCGTCAATCACTATCCAATTCCTGAATGCAAGACTGCTGGTGAGCGTTCAAGAAGAATTGGTCTAGGTACTCTTGGTCTCCACCATATGTTAATCAAGCTTGGTATCAAGTACGGTTCAGAGAAGTGCTTGGAGTTCTTGGATCGTCTATACGCTACAATTCGTGATGAGGCTTACCTTGCCTCAATGTACATTGCACGCGAGAAGGGCAGCTTCCCTGAATTCGATTCAAAGAAGTTCCTCGCCGAAGAGTTCGCTAAGACTCTTCCAGCAAGAATTAGAATGCTCATCAAGGAGAATGGTATCCGTAATGCAGTAATGCTTACTGCCGCGCCAACTGGAACAACCAGTTTAATTCACTCTACGTCAACTGGGATTGAGCCGATCTTTTCCCCAATGTATAAACGTCGTTACCGCGAGGGGAATACATGGAGAGAGGCAATAGTTCTAGACCCATTATTCAAGGAATGCTTAGAGAAGGGTGAGGACGTTACAAAGATTGTTGGGGCTTATGATATTACGCCTGAGCAACACATGGCTGTACAAGCGGTAATTCAGCGTCACATTGATAACGCTATAAGCAAGACTATAAATTTACCTAATAACGCAAACCATGAAGAGATTGCTAGGATGGCATTAAAGTTTGCACCATACTTAAAAGGTATGACAATTTATCGCGCAGGAAGTAAGGGCCAAGAACCTTTGGAGGCGATTCCTACAACTCAAGAAAATATTGATAAGTTTGCTTTACCGATGCTAAATAGTAACGCAAGAACTGAGGTGAGTGCTCCTGCTTGCAGGATAGGGGACGGTACTTGCGGAGATTAAATTGAGGCCAACGAATTTTATAGATCACTCAGGTACAAAGAAGGGATTTGTAGAGGTGCTAGAGTACATAGGTAATCAAAAATGGGATTGCCTATGTACTAAGTGCCAAAAGAAATTTACTAAGAATTCGAGATTAGTAAAGAATCTGCATAATTATTCAATGTGCAAAGAGTGCTCTTTAAAAGTTGAAAATTGGTCACCAATTAAATTAAATTCAGCAAAAAATAAAGGCCGCAGGCTTACACATAATAAGAAATATTCTGGTACAAAAAATATAAGTGGCCATCAACTTGCACATATACGGTCACACGCCAAATCAAGAAACATTAAGTTTAGCGAAGAGGTGACTTGCGAGTACCTCCAGAAGTTATTAGAAGACCAAAAATTTAAGTGTGCTTTAACTGGTTTGAGTATTAGCCATAGCCCCTATAATAATGACTATTATCGTAAACGTAGGATTACTGTTGAACATAATACTGCTTCATTAGATCGCATAAATTCATCAAAAGGGTACGAAGTAGGTAACTTACATTGGGTTCATAAAGATGTTCAAAAAATGAAATGGAATTTAAGTATGAGTAGATTTATAGAGCTATGTAATTTAATAATAGATAATAATTTATGAGCTACCACCAATATTATTGCGATAAGTGTGAAACTGAAATCGAGATTAAGATCTACTCCCTTGACGGGGAGTGGATCTTGGTTGAAGAATTAACACCCGAAGAAATCGCAAAGCTCCCTGAGGATGTAGATCCTAGATTTCTAGATAAAGAAACCAAACTAAAAGATATCCCATCGTTTGTGAAGTGCCCTGGCTGTGGCAACAAAAAGTGTGGTAAAATTATCCACGATGTTGTTGCTAGAATTAAGGGAAACTCGGCACAAAACCGAAGTCGTGAGCGAGATTTCATGGCCAATGGGTATAATAAGGAGCAGGCTCACAAGTTCTACAAGGAATCTATGGAAGCTTCTAAAGAAAGAATGAAGACCATGGGTGAGGTATACAAGCCTGTAGCAGTAAATCCACAAGAGTTAGTAAAGCAAGGTCAAGCCAAAAAACTGTCGGATAAAGAAAAAGCACAAAAAATCGAAATCGGCAAGAAAGTACAACAAGAAGTCGCCAAACACAGAAAACCAAAATGAGTTACCAACTATCAGACAATATTCAAAAGGGATGCCTCTATCTTTTGAAGCACGATCTTGAGTTCTTCTCACAGATTGTTGCAATTGTCAAGCAGGATTACTTTGATTTCCCATCCTACCAAACAATCTTCCGTGGTATCAAAGAATACTACGAAAAGTATGGTAATCTACCATCTGATGCTGCTCTAGTAGAGTTCATCAAGTTCACTCGTCCAGATAACCAAAAGGACGATAATGACTATGAAGAAGATTTGATTCATATCAATGAGATGGACCGTGATATCTTTAACCATAAAGAGTTTATCATGGATCTTATTGAAGACTTCGCAAAGAAGGGGGCAATGACCGAAGCCATTAAGAAGTCGGTCACACTCCTAAAGGAAGAGAAGTTTGGTGAGATTGAGCAGCTTATTAAGGATGCTCTTCTAGTAACCAGAACTGTAGAAGTAGGTCAAGACTACTTCGCAGAGGTTAAGGATCGTGTACACAGAATGTTTCAGAATAAAGCTGAAGCAAAGATGCGTACAGTATTCCCGACTTTTGACCGTCATCTTGAAGGTGGATTGTCGGCTAAGGAACTTGCAATCGTTATTGCTCCCCCTGGCGTAGGAAAGTCTTTGTACCTTGTAAACCAGGGAGCTAAGGCAATCATGGAGGGCAAGAACGTCCTTTACATTTCCTTGGAAATGTCTGAGGACAAGATCGGCAACCGATTTGACTCAGTACTGACACTACTAAAGAACAGCAACCTAAAGGAGCCTGCTACTCAACTTAAGCTGCACCAGCGTCTAAACCTTATCCAAGAAAAGACCCCTGGAAGGCTTATCATCAAGGAGTTCCCAACTGGTACTGCAAATGTGCATAGCATTAGAGCACTTTTGGTACAATTGAACCTCCACAAGAACTTTAAGCCAGATCATATTATTGTAGATTATCTTGAACTTCTGCGCCCAAATCGTATAATCGACGCTGAGTACATGGCCCAGCAACGTATTGCAGAGGAGCTAAGAGGCTTGGCATCAGAGATGAAAGTCCTAGTGTGGACCGCATCACAAACGAACCGTCAAGCAAGAAAGGTAAGCATTATTACTGACGCAGAGTTAGGTGACTCATATGGCAAGATTCGTCCTGCTGATTGGGTAATCTCATTGAATCAAAACCAAGAAGAATACGATAAGGGTCAGATGAGAGTTTATGTCGTAAAGGCAAGAGACTCTAAGCAACACTACCTGATCCCTGTATCGGTGGATTACTCAACATTAAGAATGGAGGAGCCTAGTGAAGAAGCGTCAGCCAACGAAGATTGAACCGTTCCCTTTTGTTCATAATAAGTCCCATATCTACAACTCATTAGTTGATGGTGGATATGGGCAAGTTAACTGTGGTTGGAAGAAGTTCACATTTGAACTTCATTCAAACCTCATTCATGACTCAATAAAAGTAGATGGGCTAACTGAGTTTGATACTAATCTCATTAAGCTTGAGATGTCGTTATCAAATGAAGAAGCCAAGGAGACTATACTACATGAGATCATGCATTGTGTGTTGGAAGGTATAGGATTAGACGAGAGAAACTTTGGTGGTGTTCAAATAGGCACTACCAATGAGTTCTTGGTGACTTCAATCTCAAGGCATATGGTCCTTTTAGATATTCTAAATCCTGGGCTTTTTTCACTTATTTTTAGCAAGAAGTGACTATAATAGGTCCATGTTCCAACCACTTCTAACAGCAGGCCAGCTACAAGATCTTGATATTGAAAAGTATCAAAGTATAGTATCAAAACTTGCTATTATTGATAGGGAAAGTATTGATGATGAGCTAGCCACAGTAGCCGTAGTATTTTCGTATTACTACGGACTACTAGTGCGTTCCAAGAGAATCCTAGATGACTCAAAGACTCGTCTAGACCATTGGAAGGCAAAGCTCGGAGTCGATTCTAGATCGACAGCAGATAAGAAGTTGACCGCAAAGAACTTGGAGGACATTATCATGGCTAATGATGATATTTCCTCCCTAACTACTGACATAGACCGGAATGAGGAGATTTACTCCTACATGAAGGGAATCTGCTCGACTTTAGAGCAGAGAAAGGATATGCTTGTCCAACTCTCCGCGAACAAGAGACAGGAAACCAAGCTATACAACTGATGTTCGCAAATAAACAAAACTAGACAAAAACAGAAATAAACATGGTAACACTAGCAGAACTACGTCAAAAGCATCAAAAGCTAATCGAAGGAAACAACAGCCAAAAGAGCGAAGGGAGTAGCGATTTTGCAACTCTCCAAGCTGGCGATAATTGGGTCCGTATTCTTCCCGGTAAGGAGGAAGAACTGGAATTCTTCTCTGAGAACGCTATCCACAAGTTCCAGAACGATGAAGGTAAGTGGCAGAATTACCAATGCCGCAAGAGTCAGCATGAATCGTGCCCAATGTGCGATTACTACTTCGACCTCTGGAAGCGTCACAAGGAATTGAAGCTTCCCAAGGGTGAGAAGAGCAAGTTTGGTGATATGGCTACAATGATTAAGCCAAAGCCTCGCTACTACGTTCGTGCCGTGATTCGTGCCCTGCAAGCAGCAGGAGAACCACCAGTCAAGTACATCGCAATGTCGAAGGAACTCTTTGACCGCGTGATGGCAGCAGTAACCAACCCAGACTTGACGGACGATAGCGATCCAGACAACACTACCATTATCTCATTGGAGCGTGGAAACGATTTCAATGTGAGAATCACTAAGAAGGGTGAGTATAACTCATTCGTAGAGTCAGAACCAAAGATCAAGAAGACCAAGGCTGGAACTCCTCAAGAGATGCTTGCTTGGATGGAAAGTCCTTTGGATATTCGGACTTTGAATAAGATCGGAGACTATGATGAGGGCAAGAAGATCGTTATGAATCTTGATGCTCGCCTTATGGGAATGGCTACTAGCCAATCAACCGATGAGCAACCACCATTCGATACTGATGATGGAGAAAGCAAGTTCAAGAGAGGTTTAAAAGCATGATCAAAGATAAGATTTCAAGATATTTAATCGGAGGGATTCTAGGTTTATTCCTAATCCTCTCCGCAGCTTCCTGTACATTTTTTGACTCAATGTTCGCAGGAAAGGTGGTTACAACTTTGGACAACGTAAAGCCAGAGTATGTAAGCTCCGCTGTAGAAGCTCCAGTTGAGGGTATTATTCCAAAGGAAACCTATGAGAAGCTTAAGGCTGATGGTAAGGTTCCTGTAGTAGTACCCGAAAGCTGGATCATCGAACGAAATGTAGCAGTTGCAATTCAAAAGCCTGATACTGATTTCTGGGGAGATCTCGCCGGAATGGGATTGGGGATAGCTAATGCTATTTGGCCTGGAATTGCACTTCTAGAAGGTTTGGGTGTGATGTTCTCTCAGCGCAAGAGAATGCACTACACGGCTGCTGTAAAGGCTGTGGTGCCCTATGATGGCGACGTTGCCATCAAGGAAGCCATTGTCAGTCTTGCAAGAGCTACGGGGTTGGCGCACTCCTCGGAAGCTAGCAAGACGGTAGCTAAATCCGAAACCACCGCTACATAGTACACCAAAAACTAAGTTTTTTAACCCCTGTCAAGATTTATTTTTGACAGGGGTTTTTTTATTGGTCTATAAGGCATTAAAAAACTATATAAAATTACTATGGAAAAACAATGCCTTACTTGTGGAATTATTAAGGATATTTCTGCATTTCCCAAGAATGGAAAAACAAAATATGGCACTCTTGTACATAAGAGTAAGTGTAAAAAATGTTACAACACTAATCAAAGAATTAAACGAGTAAAAACTCCAAAAAAATTAAAGTACAAGAATGATGAGGAAAGGAGAGCAGCCGCTAGGTATAGATCAAAAATATGGTACAAAAACAATAAAGATAAAGCTCGTAGGAGGATATCTGAGTGGCAGCATTCCGAGCAGGGTAAAATTAAAAGAGAGCAATGGTTTGAGGAATGGAAGCTTAAGAACCCTTTAAAATGGAGGCTAAAGAAAAAAAGAGATAAGAGTATTCGAAGAAGCAGAGAAGTCGGCATTCCAAGCTTAGATCTAAGTTCAATAGTTTTTTTGGAGAGCTACAACCTACTAAATTTTAAATCTAATCAATTTTTATGTGAATATTGCTTATGTGAGGTGGGTTGTGACTATCATATAGATCATATAGTTCCTATCTCAAAAGGTGGAACAAACGAACTAGTTAATCTAGCTATAAGCTGCCCTAAATGTAACTTATCCAAAGGTTCAAATTTAGTAACAGATACGGATCAACTAAGCTATTTTAGAAACAGGAAATTTAAATGAATATACTAGGAGATATAAGCACACCCGCCACAGCAAAAAAGCTACGAATTTTAGTAGTTTTTGCTAATTATGGCGGGTGTGCTTGAATGCATACTATAGAGCTTTGATGCCTTATCAAGTGCTGCAAGAAGAGTGCGCTGATAAAGTAGAAATTAGGTTCACAGATAATCCACTAAGCTATGAGCCTGGGGTTGAGATGACTCCTGAAAGAGAGAAGGAACAAATCATGTGGGCAGATGTTGTTCTAATCTCCAACATTTTGAAGTTTGGTGGACCTTACACTTTAAGAGTTGCTCAAGTCACTAAGGAGTGTGGAAAATTTCTACACTTTGATACCGATGACTTGTTAACAGAGTTATACGAAGAACACAAGCTACTCGGAGTTTATAAGGAAAATCAGCTAGATGAGATTACAAAGTTCATCTATTACAACTCCGATCTGGTAACTGTAACTCAAGTAAAGTTTGCTCAACGTATAGCCCCATATGTGAGCAAGATCCTAGCTGTGGTAAAGAACTGTATTGACTACTCATTACCATGCTGGAATGCTCCCAAGACATTCACAAAGTATGTCAGAGTTGGTTGGGCTGGGGGTATTCACCATGCTCCTGACGTTAAAATTATCAAAGGAGTTCCTCACCTAGTGAACCAAACTGTGGGCCGTGAGAACGTCAAGTGGGACTTCTACGGTGCCCCTCCACCCGACCCTAATCGCCCCAAGGACTGGCAAGACACCGTATGGCCCGAATACCAAGCCTCAATTTTGGCAGGCTTCAAAGGCCATAAAAACTATCAGATCCACTACGCTGCTCCCCCAGACCAATATGGAGTCTACTACGCAAACATGGATCTAGCAATTGCTCCCCTACAGATGAACCCATTCAATGACTCAAAGTCTGATATCAAGATCGCAGAGGCAGGAAGATACAAGATTCCTTTAATTTCTTCCAACGTGGGCTGCTATAATGAGACTATCGAGAACGGTAAGAATGGGTATCTCATTGATCCTGATGCTCCGAAGACAGAGTGGACAAGGATTCTTACTAAGGTCATCAAAGACAAAAAGCACCGCATTGAACTTGGTGAAAATCTCCATGCAATTACAGAGCAAAAGTTCAATGCAAGAACACAAGTCCAATACAGGCTCGACTTGTACGCAAAAGCATTCCAAGATTTAGGCTACAAACCCCAATGATTAAAATAGCTACTGGTTATTGCGGCCCTGGAGGTTCTACTGTAGTATTTAACTCTCTAGTCAATCTATTTAATGAGAACGATATGCCTGCCTGTTTATACGGACGCACACAGCATAAATGGGATGGAATTGATTGTGAATTCAAAGATTTTAATGAATTACTTATTAAAAGAGATGATACTCTTATCTATCACTTTATGCAACTAAGCCAGCGTTTTGTGTGTAAAAAACAAATATTGTCTTGTCATGAAACTAACGTTTTCAAAATAAAAGATATCCCTGGATTAGAGTATGATGCAATACACTTTGTTTCTCAGTTTCAAAAAGATTGGCAAGGTGTAGACGGTGTAGTAATACCAAATCCAATTAGAAAATTTAAGAAGATAAAAAAAGATTGGTTTTCTGCTGGAATAATTGGTAGTATTGACCCTAATAAACGAGTCCATGAGTCAATATTAAGAGCAAAGAAGGATGGCTTTACAACTATAAGGTTGTATGGTAGAATTACAGATTTTAATTACTTCTATACAAAAGTTGAGCCTCTTCTTTCAACCGATGTAAGCTATAATGGAGTTGCAACAGATATGGACAAGATCTATGCTGGGTTAAGCCATGTCTACCATTCCCCTGAATTAGAGACTTATAACCTGATTAAGGCAGAGTGTGCGGCTGCTGGTGTTACTTATGTTGGAAATGAGGGCAACGACACTAAGGCAGAGATTTGGAGCAACGATAGGATACTACAAGCATGGAAGAACTTACTATTAATTTAAAGTCAATACCTACACTTTGGACTACTTGCGCTAAATCAAAGGATAGACACCAAGCGATGCATTCTATGCTTTTGAGATTAGGCTTAAAAGGAGAAATGGTAGACGGGCCAATAACTACTCCGTACCCTATAGGAGTAGCTTCAGGATATATTCAAGCTTTAAGCAAATATGATCCTCCTTTTTTAATACTGGAGGATGATGCTACTTTAATAAATGATTTTGATTTAGAAAATTTTAACATTCCAACTAACTCAGACGCAATATATCTTGGCACATCTGTGTATGGTCGTATAAGGAAATCAACTATTAGTGGTGGAGTGATAGCAGCTAACTTTAATAATAAATATATTAAGGTGTTTAATATGTTATCTTTTCATGCTGTTTTATATACCTCTAAAAGTTATGTTCAGGATGTAATAAAAATGTTACAAAACTTTTTACAAAATCCTGTAGGTGGAGCGGACGATTGTATAGCAGAATCAATGTGGAAGTATAATATTTATGCGTTAAATGAACCATTATTTTATCAAAAAGATGGTAGAAGTGATAACGCTACAAGAACTCCAATAACTTGTTTACTATGAAATTATCAATTCTAATACTAACTTTAGAGAGTAGAAAAAACTTTTTAGATAAACTTTTATCTGTCTTATATACACAAAAAACAAATGAGGTAGAGTTCGTCATAGTATCTGATGACGGATCTAAAACAATCGGTGCCAAAAGAAATGAGGCAATTCAAAAATCTACTGGTGAGTATATTTGTTTTGTAGATGACGATGATCTTGTGTCTAGCGATTATGTAGAAAAGATTCTAAAAGCTTTAGAATCAAATCCTGATTGTGTTGGGATGCATTTACTACATTTTAACGATGGGTCTTTAGCTGGATTTACTTATCATAGTCTGTCTTATAGTAGCTGGTTTGAATCTAAAGATATTTCTACAGGTTTTATGAGGTACTATAGAAATCCAAATCATCTGAATCCGATTAAAAGAAATCTAGCTTTAAAGTGCCCTTTCCCAGAATCATCATGGGGTGAGGACAGAGATTACTCAAAAAATATTTTACAATACTTAAGAACAGAAGAATATATTGTAGAGCCAATTTATTATTATTTATTTAGGAGTAAGAAATAAATGAAAAATGTACTATTAGATCAACCTGCTGGTATAGGGGACATTCTTTTCTTACAAAAACTTCAACAAATTATTTGCGAAAAAAATAATGTTAAAGTTTGGCATCCTGTAAAAAAATCTTTGGAATGGATGGTAAACTATTTACCAACATTATGTAAAAAATCAGATTGTGATGGTATCCACTTTGACTTAGTAATTAAAACTGATGGTTGCTCAAATGGTACACCATTCAAAATAATGGAAGCTAAATATAAACTTTTAAATATGGAATTTAATAATTATGTTGATTACATTAATATTAACAGAAAGTTAGATAAAGAAGAGGAATTATTTCAGTCCTTAGTAGGCGACTGTAGGGACTATAGACTTGTGAATTCAATGTATGGTACTCCTGACGAATTAGGTAATACTCTCTTTTTAAATCCAAAAAAATCAAGCAAAATAAAAAATATAGAAATGTCTATTATTTCTGGGTATACTTTATTTGATTGGTTAAAAATAATTGAAAATGCTACAGAGATACACACTACTGACACAGCTATAATGTTTCTTATAGAGAAATACAATTGTATGGCAAAGGAGTTAGTTTGTTACAGTAGAAGACCACATACTAATGAAATTGATTATTTATTCAAAAAATCTTGGAGGTATAATGTATGATAAATTTTATAGAATTTCAAGGTGAAAAGTACCCGTCTTTTCAATCGGAGGGTAATGCCTCTCAATTTGCAATACCATTTGCAAAAAAGTTTTGCTCAGGGTATGGAGTAGATATAGGGTTTTGTAAGGACGATTGGAAGTTTCCGGGTGCAATAGGTGTGGACCTAACTACTGAATACTCAGCGTTTTATTTACCTGATAATTTAGACTACATTTACTCTTCACATTGTTTAGAACATTTAAATAATTGGGTAGCAGCAATTGAGTATTGGTCTACCAGATTAAAAGATCGTGGAATATTATTTTTGTACTTACCACACAAAGATCAGAAATACTGGAATCCATGGAATAATAGAAAACATCTTCATCTACTTGAAGCTAAGGATGTAGAGAATTGTATGCTAAAATTTGGGTTTAAAAATATAATCTACTCTCAAAGAGATTTGAATCATTCTTTTATGATTGTTGGTGAAAAGCATGGGTGAGTTAAATATACATAACATTTCGTTCTACAAACAAAAATACGGTTTGGATACTTTTGTAGAAACTGGCACAGGTCGAGGTGCAGGGTTATCTTATGCTTTAAGTCAAGGTTTTGATAAATTATACAGTATAGAGTTTATGGAATCTCTGTACTTAGAATGTAAACAAAAGTTTACAAATTCTAATGTGGAATTATTAAATTTAAACTCTGTGGATGGCTTAAGTTTAATAATTAAAAATTTAGCACCTAATAATAGAATTTTATATTGGTTAGATGCACATTTTCCCGGTGCAGATTTCCATTTAAACGACTATAATCATTTATCCAATCTCAAAGATATTTATTTGCCACTTGAGTCTGAATTAAGAGCTATATTTTCTGGTAGAGATTCTTCAAAAGATGTGTTCATACTAGATGATTTAAGAATTTATGAAGACGGCCCCTACGAATATGGGAATTGGGATTTAAGAAAATTTATTCCTAATCTAAATTTAGATTTTCTAAATGATATTGTATCAAAAACTCATACTATTAGTAAAGATATGAGGCATCAAGGATTTTTAATTTTAACACCAAAATGAATATTATTTTAAATAATTTAGGGTCAGAAAGAAGCGTTGAAATACCCTTTACTACACTTTCTCTTGAAAAATATTATAAGCCTGGGGGTATTGTGTTAGATGTTGGAGGTATACCTACAAACAACCAAATTAATGCACCAATATTTGATATTGTCAAGAAGCTTGGTATAGATTATAGGATTAGTGATTTTCGCGGAGGTCACTACCCAGGTGATTTTGTAACTTATAATTTTCAAGATAAACTATTCGACATAATAATGTTTATTAGTTCTTTGGAACATTTTCCACAATGCACAGAGGGAGACCTCATTTATAGACCCAATGAAGATAGGAAAGGTTATTTAAAGGCACTATCAATATTAAAACCAAATGGTAAAATTATTTTAACAGTCCCTTTTGGTAAATGTATATGGCAAAAATACCATCAGAATTATAATAAATCGGCTATTTTAAATTTGACCGAGGGATCTAAAATTATAGAAGCATGGACATATAGATTAACTGAAAACAATACTTGGGAGCTGACAGACCCCTTAATGATGGAGGAAATTCTTTATACTGATAAGGCTCACGGTGTTGGATGTTTCGTTATGGAGAAAGTATGAAAAAGAAAATTTTAATTTGTGGTGGCGGTGGATTTATAGGGCATCATCTTGCGAGAAGATTGCACAAGGAAGGACATAAGGTAGTTGTTGTTGATATCAAACCCCAGAATGAGTATGTCAATAAAAATGATTTCTGTACTGCATATCTTCCGGGTGATTTAACTACAGAATGGCCCTGGGATCAGTTGAATGATATCTATCATGGATTTGATGAGATTTATCAACTAGCAGCCGATATGGGAGGAGCAGGGTACATTTTTACAGGAGAAAATGACCTTAATGTGATGACTAATTCTGCTATGATAAACCTTCATGCTGTTAAGTGGGCAATCAAGTGGAAGGCTAAAATCTTTTATTCAAGTTCTGCTTGTATGTACCCTGCATACAACCAAGAAGACCCAAGCAATCCAAAGTGCTCAGAGGACTCTGCATATCCAGCAGCACCGGATTCTGAGTACGGATGGGAGAAGCTATTCTCAGAACGACTGTATCTAGCAGCGGCTCGAAATGCTGGTCTAAAGGTCCGTATTGCCCGTTTCCACAACATCTTTGGGCCAGAGGGCACATGGAAGGGAGGGAAAGAGAAGGCCCCTGCTGCCCTTTGTAGAAAAGTTTTGGAAGCTACTAATGAAATTGAGGTCTGGGGTCCAGGCAATCAAACTAGATCATTCCTCTATATAGATGAATGTGTAGAAGCAGTTTTGAGACTGATGGAATCTGATTTCACGGGGCCAGTAAACATTGGATCAGAAGAGATGATATCCATTAATGATTTAGCTAAGATGGTTATTAATATCTCTGAAAAAGACATTCATGTAAAGAATGTTTCTGGCCCTGTCGGTGTGATGGGTCGCAACTCAGATAATGAATTACTGAGAAAGATGTTAAATTGGGAGCCTACCCTGCCTTTAATAGAGGGGATCAGAAAGACCTACAGTTGGATTAAAACACAAATATGAACATCATCGACCTCACCAATCTCCCAAAAAGACCCGTAACCACCACAGACTTTTCAAACTACGAAGACATGGACTTCCAAGAATACCAAGAACTAGCAAGAAGAACTGCAAACCCATTGAAGGATGAGAAACTAGAACTCTGTAATTGGGGTCTAGGTCTCGCAGGGGAAGCAGGAGAAGTCGTAGAGCTTATTA